TAGCAATACTAATTTATTATTTCCTCCAATATGAATAAATTTTAAACGACGTGAGTTTTTAATATTTATGAATTCTAATTTGTGATTACTAGAAATTTCAACGTGTTTTAAACTATTTTCATTTATAATGTTAATATCAGTTATACTTTTACAGTTTCTAGCAACTATTTTTTGAATTTTATTATTATCATTATATCTTACTGATGTTATAGAATTACATAAATTAATATTAATATCTGTAAGATTTTGTAATGTAGAAATATCAGTAATTTTATTACACCTAGTTAAGGTAAGAGATTTTAGATTTTCTAGTGTTGATATGTTAGTTATATTTTTACAATTATTTAGAAAAAGTGTTTCAATATTAATTAACGTGTCTATGTTAGTAATATTTTGACAGCTACATAAGAAAAGTGTTTTTATTTCAACTAGATTAGAAATATCAATAATATTTTGACAGTTAATTAAGCGAAGATTATTAATTTTTGTTAGATTAGAAATATCATCAATATTATTCATAGAACTAATATTAAGAGATTCTATTTCAACTAGATTAGAAATATCAATAATATTACAACCATTTAACATAAGTCTCTTTATTTTTACCAGATTTGAAATATTAGTAATATTATGACAGCAAATAATATTAAGAGAATCTATTTCAACTAGGTTAGAAATATCTCTAATATTTCGGCATTTATGTAGACTAAGTGTCTTTATCTTAATTAAATCAGTAATGTTATTAATGTTTGAATTATGTAGCCTTAGAGATTCTATTTCAACTAGATCAGAAATGTCCCTAATTTTTTCACAACTTCGTATTTCAAGTGAGGTTACAGATTTTAAGTTATTAATATCTTCTATATTTTGGCATTTTGATAAATCAATACTTTTAATATTAGGAGAATCAGGTATTCTTGTAATTTTAGGACAGTTTGATAGGTAAAGAGTAGTTATAGCTTGACTAGTTGGTATATTACTAATAAAATTATTATCATATAATTGTAGGGTCACTAGATTTTTAAATGACTCTACGCTCTTTATATTTTTACATTTATGTATCATAAGATGTTTCAATTTATTTAATGAATCAATATTCGCAATACTTGAATTTTGTATAAATACAGTTTTTAAGTTATTATAAACTATTCCTCTAGAAGGTAATAGGTAAAAACAATTTGTAAAATGTTTTGGACTCGGTGAAACTGCTCTGACTCCAAGAGAACTATTTAAATCACCAACAAATCTTAATATATTAACGTTTGATAACTTCGCAATATCACTGCAGTTGATAGGAGACTCACAAAACAAAGATAACATATGAAAATGATCGAGCAAGTGGAAATTTATAATATTTTCATCACTAATTACTAATTCTAGTGATATAAAACTTTTAACAAGATTAATAAGAGATTCTTCATATAAACCAATTTTATTCAAAAACACATACAAATGACATAATGATACTTGTGATGTATTATCCATTTTTACATATAAAACGTATGTGTTTTAATACTCACATAAGTTATAAATAATTAAAATCAATTTTAATTTTAAGTAAGTTACACGAAAATACCAAAAGTTAAAATTAATATAAATAAAATAGTTATTAAATAGTAATAACTACCATATTAGAAATATAATCTGAAAAACATTTAAAATGCCAGGTGGAGATATTCAATTAGTGTTAAAGGGGAGCCATGACTTATATTTAACAGGTAATCCCAATATTAGTTTTTTTAAATCAGCATTTAAAAGGCATACACCATTTTCTATGGAACTGATTAAAATTAATCCGCATAACATAGATACTAAATTGAGAGAAATCAGTGAATATGATTTAACATTTAAAATCCCTAGCAAAACAGCCCATAGCGGAGATTTAATAAAAAACACTTTTTTTGTATTTGAATTACCTGAAATATATTCATCTCCGAATTTTGGATTCCAATGGATTAAGAGAATAGGGGAGCATATTATTAAAGAAATATCTTTTTTCATTGGTTCTAAAAAGATGGACACCATAACAGGCGAATGGCTTCAGATATGGAGCGAATTATACTTGGATGTTAATAAAAAAGGGGGATATGAAAGAATGATAGGTCACGTTGGAGATATACATTCATCATCAAATACATCACAGAAAATTGGAGACGTATTTACACCAGCCATTTTATCCAGAAAGATAGTAGTCCCGATACCGTTTTGGTATTCTTACATACCAGGGTGCGAACTTCCATTATGTTGTTTAGGTATGGATGAACAGCCGTCTATTAAAGTAAAACTTAGACCATTTTCGGAATTATATACTATCCTAGATTATAATGCAGATGTTGTTGCAGATACAGTAAAAAAGAGAATGAGACCAACAAAAAACGAAAATATAGCAAATTTCACGGACTTGACACATTATAAAAATTTAGATATAATGACACAACTAAATGGTGAAATAGACGTTACAATAAATTCTAATGCTGACCCTATATTTATAACAACCTCTATTGATACCACAAATTATTCAAACCTCGACCTTACAGAAGCCACTATAATAAATCCAGGTAATAATAATGAATATACTATTACAAATATTTCTAAGGCAAATCCTGGTATTATAGAAGTTGCGAATGGTGATGGAGACCAGTTTAATAATGGAGAATATAATATTAAAAATATCAAATTTGCTACTGCTCCCAATATCCCTGAACTAGAAATACATCCATCACTAGAAATCAATTATATTTTTTTAGGAGATGATGAACGTCGGAAGTTTGAATCACAAACCCACAATTATTTTATTAGACAATTATCAATTATAAAAGAAGAAGTCACATTGCCAAAAAAAACAATATCTCTGGAAAATTTTAAAAACTCATCCACCAAAATTGTTTGGGTCCTTAGAAGAAGTGATTACGAAGCAAATAACCAATGGTATAATTTCACTAATTGGCCGGATTCTAGTATTGACCCAATTGCAAACCACAGTCTAAATTTTGATGTGTTTAATAATGACCTTACTGATTCAATTATAAAGGACTCGACAAATAATACATATAGTTCATTATTACATAAAGAGTGTTTTTTACAAGCTGGTTTTTCAAATAATGGCAATTCTTTTATAGATAAAAATTGGAAATACTTCACTTATATCAATCATTATTCGCATTCATTAAGAATCCCCTCCTTTGGGATATACCAATATTCGTTTGAAGAAGCATCAGATATTGAAAATTGGAAGCCTAATCGGGTTATTAATCTGTCTCTAATTAAAAAATTGACGTTTGATATAAAATTAACAGGTAAGGAGAAGGGGAAAGACTATTATTATAATTTGTTTTTGTATTCATATCACTACAATATATTAAATATATCTAATAAAAAAGCGGAAATGTTGTATGCTACCTAGAGCATAATAAGTGTTTATTGCTTTCCATTTTTTGAATTTTTGCCTATACTTTTTTTTAAAAAGTATTTCTTTGAAGTATTTAAACAATAAAAATAAACTAATAAATTAATAAACATATAAAAAAATACAATAAAACTAAAAACTACAAAATGGCTAAAGTTCAGAATCCGAAGACTAAGATTTTCCAAACTAACAGCGCCCAAGACAGATATTTTACGGGCAATCCAGAATTCAGTTTTTTTAAAAAACCCTATAATCAATATCATAATTTTGCGATGGAATTAATAGATGTTAAGCCCGAGGAACCTCATACAAAACTCAAATTCCATAGTGAAAAACTTAAACTATCATTTATTATACCTAGAAAAGGGGATTTAATTAGCCATATGTATTTTAAATTCAAAATACCAGAAATATATTCCCATACTGTAGATGGAAAAGTTAGGGATTTTAAGTGGATATCAAGATTAGGTGAGTATATTATTGACGAAGCACGGTTTTTTATAGGTGCTAAGGAAATTAATAAATTATATAGTGAATGGCTTCATATTTGGACTGAATTGAGCCTGCCTATAGAAAGAAAGGGAGGGTATAATAAAATGATAGGTAATATTAGTCCTTTAACAGGTGATATAACCACCCCCAAATTAATTAGTGATTCGACAGATAAATATATACCATCTATTAGAGGGAGGACCATTATTGTCCCACTCCAATTTTGGTTTACTTATAATTATGCTCTTTCCTTACCTTTAATAAGTCTCCAATATGAACCTTGTAGAGTTGAACTCGATTTAAGACCGTTTAATGATTTATTTACAGTTGTTGAAAATGTTACTAACCTAAGAACAAAACCACTGGGAGATGATGCAACTAATTTTAGTAGATTTTTGGCATTAAAAAAGGATGACACAACAAGTTATAATACAGATCCAAATCTGACAGAGTTAGAAATCAGCCCCCATTTGAAAATAAATTACATATTTCTAGATAATGTTGAAAGGGAAAAATTTGCTAAACAACAGCAGGATTACCTAATATCAGATGTAAAAAGAGTTACCAAAACATTAAAATCATCAACCAGAAAACATTTAATAGACCTAGACCTTACAGGCCCTTGTTCGAAACTATGCTGGGTTTTAAGAAGAACCGATAACACAGCAAATAATCAATGGGATAATTTTACTAACTGGCCTTCAAAAAGTAGTAATCCTGTGTTTGCGGAGAACCTTACAGGATATAACCCATTTTCTGCAGATGATGACATTGATGAAAACAATATTAATTCATTAAAAAATAAGAATATTTGCCTAAATGCTAGATTATTATTCGACGGTAAAGAAAGATTTCAGCAAAAGAGTTTTGAATTTTTTAACTACTCAAACAATTATGCACACGCAAAAGCAATGCCCGAGGAAAATATGTATGTTTATTCTTTTGAAATTAAAATGGATAAAGATAACTATCAACCGACTGGATATTGTAATTTCTCTAATTTTTCAAAAATACAGCTAGAACTAGAACTGACTGAAAAAGAGGTCGGTAAGGATTATGACTATGATGTTTTTATATTCGCACAAACCTACAATGTTTTAAAATGTATTTCAGGTATGGGAAATCTAGAATTTTCTAATTAACGTATCTTTTTAAAAATGTTTTTTGTTTTTTGTTTTTTGTTTTTTTAAATAAATGATTTTAGAGATTTATAATAACTAATAGATAAATAGATAAATAGATAATAAGAAAATAGAAATAGAAAACAAATAATATAAAACAAAAATGCCTGGTGGGAAAATTCAACTAACTGTTAGAAATGCTCAAGATAAATTACTAACGGGAAATCCAGATATTTCATTTTTTAAGAGTG